CGGGCATTTCCCGTACGCAGTGTAAGTTAAATTATTTGGCAGTTATTTTTTTTTGCCCTAGTAGACCTTCGACGTCAGATTGGGCATGTATATGCCCTCTATGACCTTCGACGTCTATTAGATATTTTAACACAACCAATGTTTTATTCTAAGTATATATGATCGTGCTAAACTAGCGATCCTCGTAATTCAATACCACAACGACGGTGTAATCACTTTGTAGTTGATTTAGTCCGTGTCTTAGTATTAATCACTAAGGATTTGACGAGGCTACCACCTCGTCTCGTGAGCATTTGTTCTTATTGCTCGCTTTTGATTCTTCCCTATGAAGATGTAGAACTATGCCTGGTTACTGTTGTTAGGCGATTTAATGTTCTAGATTAATTTGATTTGTAGTGTATGAAGCACACTAGCTAAGGTTATAGTCAGTTCCTTACTAGCTCCTTATTCAAGGATATCAGATCACCTTGATCTTTAACAAATAACGTACAACGACTCATCATTGTGTGTGTGTGTAGGCCGGTACCGCATGGGTAAAACCGAAATCCTGATCACACATGTTTTGGTGCTTGCAGAAAGCTATATGACTCATTTTGAAGGATAGGGTTAGCAAGACCCCGTTCATCAAATTCAAGAATCCACCTCTTCATGAAAATAAAGTTTATACAGAATATATATCCGAGTTATAGGTGGAAATACTGACAACATGTTTCGCAATTCAATTAATACTGATTACGAAACGGGATCCCTTAAGGATCTCAGACGCGCCACTTTTATCCGCAGCCATGAAAATCAATTCGTGGCAGCTCGACGTTCATATAAGAACTCTAAAACGTGGAAGCGCAAGTGCGAATGGGAATCTACTTTCGATGCCATTAAAGCACAACAATTGGACACAATTTATGAGCAATCGTTCGAACCTCATTTTGGTCTTGAATCGATTTCATCAGCATCCTTTGCTATTGATGCTCTTGCAAAATTTGCAAATATTGATGTCCCTGATAGAATTTTAAGAGAAGTTGAGGGCGTTTTGCTCCTTCTTGTTAACTTGACTCAACAGAGTACGAGCCTCGGTGCTATTACATCTGTTTTGACTTGGGCACAAGGGCGCACTTCTGCCTCGCTCTTTAAAACGATCAAAGAATTTGTGGAGGAATTATTTGTTTCCCCACAGTCTGACACCACTCCAGATTGGCTAGATTGTCTTCGTGACATGCGCCAAAACTGGCAGCTGTGCAAAGGGAATAGAGCTTTTAAGCAAATATCCAAACTGCTCGGTTGTCTCGTTATGCTCGGTTTGTGTGACGTCTCAAACTTGACCTTTAGTATTGGTCAATTTAAGATATTCACTCCAGAGCTTTGTGACAAATATATGACAGCTTTCGATGTAGCGGATGCGATTTTCGAAACTGTGATATTCTTCACTGAAGGTGCGTATCTTTGTTTCCAAACAGGCTCTCTGAAACCATTATTGGTGAACGATCGCATGGCAATGGAATTAGATACTGAATTTGCACAAGTCTCTGCATGGTTTGATCTTGTCCGTAATGGCAATCTGAAGAAGTTTGCCGACATGTCAGACCAAGAATTTGAGCGACGTCTGAACAGATTGTCCACATCATTGTTAAATTTGTCTTCATCCCTCCGTGGGTTGGACAAGAAACTTGTTATGGATAAGGTTCAACGAGTACTAAGCATGCAGAATGACTTTGTCGCCATGAAGATTGCATCTGGCGTCCGTCATTCTCCATGGGCCATCGAATTGTTTGGTGAGAGCAGTCAAGGTAAGACTACGCTCGGAGATCAACTTGTAGACGCTGTGTTAACAAGTCAAGATCTACCCGTCGCCAAAGAATACCGATGTGCTTACAATGCTGGAGATAAGTTTATGTCCAATTGGACTTCCGATAAACTTGTGATGATCTTCGATGATATTTCGAATGATAAGTCGCAATTTGTGGAACGTCCACCAACTCGTGCCATTATTGATGTCGTGAATAATCAAATGTTTTACGCGCCAAAGGCCGAATTGGAAGCTAAGGGAAAATGTTTCGTCGAACCATGGATAGCCGTGGCTACGACAAACAAGAAAGACTTAGATGCTGGACTTTATTCGAACTGTCCATACTCAATTCAACGGCGATTGGTGTGTATCACTGTGAAGGCGAAAAAGGAATTTCAGCGAATCGAAGATGGTATCCCTTGCGGGATCGATTCTTCAAAGGTACGCGAATACTATACCGTCGACGGAGTGTATACCCCGCCTATGTTTGATGATATTTGGACAGTCGACATCGAGAAGGCTGTTAAACCACAGAATTTGAAGACTGTGGCCAGCTATTCTCCAATTGAGTGGCGAGGGAAGCAAATGAAAGATGTTTCGATGGCTGAGTGTATTCAATGGGCTATTGAAGATTTTAACGAACATCGTAAGAATCAAGAAGCAATGCTGGAAGGCATGCGCGCCCGTGAAAACACAATGGTCAAATGTGATCATCCAGGTTGTATTCACCTTGCAGGGAATTGCCCTGACCACCCAGAACCCTATTGCCAACCATGTGAACCCCACTTCGGACGGGAAACTGTTATGTCGTTGAGGAAACTATGGTATGGAATGGAGAGTTCTAGGGGTGTGATCGACAATCTGTATGATAGAGCAGATTATGAAGCATCTCGCATTATTTATGAACAGGGGACCAAGTTCATATCCAACTGGGAATGGATTAAAATGGTGCCCGCGCAACTGTTTGATCATAAATATGCTCCCACTGTTTTCCGCTGGTTGTATAAAGATCAGCTAACGGTTAACTATAAGTGGGAGGAGCGGCGATTGTCGCTCACGTTCTTCACATCGATAGCATGTATTTTGATTACTCTTCCTAATGCCATTGGTGCATTTCTTTGTTTATTTTCTCTAATCCAGTACTTATCGGCTCTATGTGACTTAGTCACTAGGGTAGAGGAAAGGTTATTTGAGGATCTTAGGAAAAAGAATATAGAGATTGCGCCAATTCTCCGTCGTTATCGCGACCACTATGCCAAGGCAATTTGTGGCGTGTCCGTAGGGATTGCTGCGATTTATGGCCTCGCGCGAGCTTATAGAGCTTACAGAGCGAGTGAGCAAAACACGCAGGGTTCCTTAGAACCTAAGACAATACAGGAAGTCGAGGAGCGTGACGCGGAGACTAACGTTTGGACTAGTGTTACTAAACGCGATTTACCCATCACCGACAATTCAAAACGGATGTCAACTGACCAGTTAGACAATGTCGTCAAGAAGGCTCTAGTGTATGGGTCCATTCACACTGAGGATGGCAATGGTATGGTGAATGGATTAATGTTATCATCCAATGTCATTCTGATTCCTAACCATTATTTTACGGAATTTGGTGAGGAATTGAAATGTACCTTCCGAAAGAAGAACCCAGAATCAAGTGGTGGTAAATTCATTGCACGTGTGCATCTGAAATACTCTCATTTGATACCTGGTTCCGATCTTCGCGTCTGTTACATACCGAATGGAGGTTCATTTAAGAACCTGGTGAACTATTTCCCAACTGGAGACATGCCTTCAGTTCCATTTCGAATGCATTGGCGGAAGAAAGACGGTGAGATGATCATCGCAAAGGGGCTTACTCAGCCCGGCATTGTGAAGACTGTTCACCAATTCAAAGGTGGGATGTACAAGAACCTTACCATCAATACATTTGATGGTTTGTGTGGCGCTACGTTAGTGTCTGAGACCAACGGTTGCGTCATTCTTGGCATTCACCTTGGAGGTACAGCCGACACTCCAGTTGGATGTTATGGCAGCATTACTCAACAGGAGCTTTTTACGGCTTTTGAAGAATTAAGGAAAAAGGAAGGGGTTATCCTCTCTGGAGAAGCGGGGAAATTCGAAACAACTGTGCTTGGTGTGCAAGTGTTAAAGAGTGATCCCCTTCATAAGAAGAGTGCCCTGAACTATCTTCCTGAAAATTCTCAGGTTGAATATTACGGTTCATGTCTTGGTCGTTCATTGACTAAGAGTGAAGTGAAGGTCACACCCATTAGTGAACATATAGTTGACGTTTGTGGAGTACCTAACATCTATCGTGGCCCTAAATTCAATCCTGATTGGTATGGATGGCAGACGTGTTTGTCAAACTTAGCCATACCAGCACAGCCCTTCCCTCATGATCTCCTAGAAATCGCAATCAAGGATTACAAAGAGCCCCTCTTAGAAATCTTTAGTAGCGATCTGTGGAAAATGAGTAAGCCACTCACCGATAAAGAGAATCTTTGCGGTATTCCAGGAAAGAAATTCATGGACGCAATTAAACTCAATACATCAGTAGGATTCCCACTTAGTGGTCCAAAACGAGATCACGTCATTGAGCTGGAACCAACTGAGGAGTGGCCAAATAATCGTGAGCTCGAACAGGTACTCTTGGACGAAATCAATCGTATTGAGGATTGTTATCGACGCGGGGAACGTGGTTACCCCATAGCCAAGGCCTGTAAGAAGGACGAGATTTTGGCGAAGGATAAGTGCAGAATTTTCTATGGTAATGCATTGTCTCTAACCTATCTTGTTCGCAAATATTACTTACCTTTGTTGCGTGTATTGCAAATGAACCCTTTGGTTTCAGAGTGTGCCGTTGGCATTAACTCCCATGGACCAGAATGGCAGGAATTTCATGAGCATGCGACCAAGTTTGGTATGGACAGGTTATTTGGAGGAGACTATGGTAAGTATGACCAAAAGTTACCCTCTCAATTGATTTTTGCCGCGTTGCGAATCTTGATTGATTTCGCGCGTGTGTGTGATTATACTGAAGAGGATATAAAGATCATGGAAGCAATGACAGGTGATATTGTATTCGCATACATTGCTTTCAATGGTGATCTAATTGGTCTTACTGAGGGAACCCACATTAGTGGTAATTCTCTCACAGTTATCATCAATGGTATATGTGGATCACTAAATCTTCGTTGCTTCTTTTATTCGCAGTACAAGCCTGTGAATTTTGACGAACGACTGAAATTTCGTGAGAATGTTGCTGCCATGACGTATGGTGATGATAACATTGGATCTGTTAAAGAAGGAATTGACAAGTTCACGATCAAAGGATGTTCGCATTTCTTAGCCGAGTATGGTCAAGTTTATACGATGCCCGATAAAGAGTCGGAGTTGTTAGATTTCCTTCCAGCAGAGGAGTTTGAGTTCCTTAAACGCTTTAGCGTTTGGCACCCAAAACTGGGCGTGCACGTTGGAGCACTTCTGGATAAATCTATATACAAGTCTCTCCATTGCTTTATGCGTGGGAAGAATTGTGTAGACACAGAAGAGAGTGCGTGTGCCCAGAATATCGATGGAGCCCTCAGAGAGTGGTTCAATCATGGTGAAGAAAAGTATGAGGAACAGCGTATCCTGATGAAGGAAGTTGCAACTCGTGCCGGTATTTCTCACATGTGCACAGGCTTGGAGCTCAGTTACAATGATCGAGTTGTAGACTGGGTGGAAAAGTATGGTGACACGCAGGAGTAATCCTGTGCGCACCGCCTTTACGTCACTACGGAGACGTTAAATCCGTCCCAGTTTTAAATCTGATGGTAAGCAAAATTAGTATATGTATATGGATACCACGTGTATTTCGATATTTATGTGTTTTGTAGATTATTCGTAGGCTTTGCATATAAAACGGTCCCTAACGGGGAGTCGAGAGACGGGTTCACCGTGCCCTTTCATAAATACATCGTTCTGTATGAGTCGATCTGCTCTGCAGTCTGTACATAAATAGATTGGTAATAATTGTAAACGTAATGTACATTTAGATATTCTTGATAATGCTAGTGTGGACCTTGGCTCTAGCCCACCTACCCAGTTGGGAGGTGTCGAAAACAAGGTTATGAACATCAATGTGTGTTCAGGTGATTATAGAGAATCACGCCGCCGAGTGGGCGTGAGTAGAGATACTTGCGCAAACACTCTTGGTAATTCGTTAATAGATCTCGACACATCTTTTAGAAGTAAGAGGGGAATCAAACCTCAGTCTGGTCTAGAGACGTATATTAGTGGTACTACTAACGATAGTTCAGTCATGAAAATTAATGGTAATGGTAAATATGAGAATGTGAGTTTCTCTGATCAAGTGGATCCGTATGCTTATAATGTGGAAACCACTATCGATCCCACACGGAAATTACAGGATACTGGAGATGCAACTCTTCAGAATTTCTTTTCCCGACCTATTAAAATCAAACAGGTAGAATGGGCCACTTCGACATTATTGTCATTTGACCTTAATCCCTGGAGTGCATACTTTGATAACGAACGAGTTGCTAATCGTCTATCCAATTTCAACCTCATGCGTGCAAAGTTACATGTGAAGGTTGTAATTAATGGAAATGGCTTCCAATATGGTAGGGCGCTTGTTAGTTATCTACCATTTGAGTTTTATGATTCATTATCTTCCAATGCTGGTCTTGTTCGCCAGGATCTTGTGCAAGCTTCGCAGCAACCGCACTTGTTTCTTGACCCGACAACATCGCAAGGGGGGGAAATGACCCTCCCTTTCTTTAATTACTACAATTACTGTTCAATTCCAGGATCTCAGTGGAGTGAATTGGGTGTTTTACAATTTCGTAGTATTAATGCTTTAAAACATAGTAATGGTGCTAATGACGTTGTTACTGTGTCTGTGTTTGCTTGGGCTGAGGATGTTGAGATGTCGGTGCTAACTTCAGTTGACCAAGATACTCTAGAGCCTCAATCCGGTAAGGAAGTTGATGAAGTGAATGAAAAGGGCATTGTTTCAGGCCCCGCCACATCTATAGCAAAAGTCGCCGGTGCTTTAACAAAGGTGCCCATGATAGGTCCTTTTGCACAAGCTACGGAAATGGCTGCCACCACTACAGCTGGTATTGCCAAGATGTTTGGTTATTGTCGTCCACCTGTCACTAAGGATCCTGATCCATATAAGCCATACGCAGCATCAGCGCTCGCGTTGACAAATACCGGAGATGGGCCGGCGAAAATGACCATAGATAATAAACAGGAGTTGACCATAGATCCAAGAATTTCAGGTTTGAATGGCCTAGATACGATGAACATCAAGGAGATTGCCAAGAGAGAATCGTACTTAACCACATTCAACTGGAATATTGGAACAGCACCTGAAACTTTGTTATGGAATGCTCGTATTGACCCATGCACTTGGGCTGAATATGAAGGACCCCCTGTGTCTTATCATTTTCCTGCGTGCGCTATGGCCGCTATGCCATTTAAGTACTGGACAGGATCGATGAGATTCAGATTTCAAATTGTTTGTTCTGCATTTCATAAAGGACGTATCAAGGTTGTGTATGATCCTAATTTCTTTGCATCTAATGAATACAACACAAATTATTTGAATGTAATTGATATAGCCGATAAGACGGATTTCACTGTTGAGATAGCTAATGGTCAGGACCGAACATTGCTCGAAACAGCACGACCAGGACTTAATTCCGTTACTCAAATGTATAGTTCCACACCTTACACCTCCCGTGAATTTTTCGGTAATGGTGTGATTGGTGTCTATGTTGTAAATGAGTTAACAACTCCTAATTCAACAATTGACAATGACATTCAAGTCAATGTATTTGTTTCGATGGGTGATGATTTTGAAGTTTTCGTGCCTGACGATTACTTTCAATATTTCACTTTTAAGCCACCCGCACTTGGTGCGCAAAGTGGTATGGAGAATAGTGGAGGAACTATCGTGTCTGAGTCTCAGAACACGAAGGAACCTTCTGCGCCACAGCAAGAGAACGCTATGACCCTTGGGCCAACGATTTCCAACAATGCAGATATTAATAAAGTATTTACAGGTGAGAGTATTGCCTCTTTCCGAACATTACTTAAACGGTACAATTTATGGAGCTCAAACCCAGTAACGGGAGGTTCTCCAACGTCCGTGCATGGTAGGTTTTCTATGTTCCCTTATTTACGTGGATCAGTAGCAGGAGCTTTGGACAGTGTGTCCGGAGGTGGTGCTTATAACTTTTGCAACACAATCCTCCTCCATTGGGTGACTTTGGCACATTCTGGATGGCGTGGATCAATTAGATACAAGTGGCTCCCTCGCGGGCAATTTGCAGCTAATTGGCGACCAAACCTGCATATTCAGCGACATCCAGTAGGAGAGTTGGAATATAGCAGAATCGTTGAATCAGCACCAACGTATAATAATCGCAAACAAGCGGGTCAAGGTGTTATGTCAACGCTCAATTTTGGTGGTTCCCCTTCAATAAATAAGCCATTTACTGGCACGAGAGGCCAGGTATATCAATCGGGTTATTTAAACCCAGCAATTGAATTTGAATGTCCTTATTATTCATTTGGACGATTCACACCTGGCAAGGAGGAGGATCATACTGGGATCAATTTGTTTAATGAAGGTTATGATTACTTTCTTGAAACAAATAGTAGTACTGAGACTACTTGGGACATCCATGTAGCCGCGGGAGAAGACTTTCAGGTCTATTTCTTCACGGGGTTGCCAAGGATGTATTATGAGCCCACAGTTCCCAATTAGGGATTCGGGCTTTTGGAGATAGACACTCCTAAGTAATAAAATATAGTTGCGTGTACTAGCAGTAAAGAACACGACTTAATAAAATATGTCTCTGTGGCCGAGACAGGCGCTGAAAAGCGACCGGACTAACCGCCGAATGAACTAGTGACTACTTTAAGTAGGTTGCTCTAGTGATGCTATGCACATTCGGTGCGTAGTCATGATTAGAGTGGTATCGTAGATGCCTCCTGATAAGGGAGTCACAAGTTTTATAGCGGTAGCCCCAAGAGTGTAGTAATATACTCCTGATTGCATGACCTTGTACAATTTGGGTAGGGTCATGCAAACCGGAGGGCCAACTATCCAAAA